ATGTACTCTCGCCAACTGTTCTATTTGTTAGTTTTGCTGCAATACCACCAATAGCCTCTTTTAGTGTCTCAGTAAATCTTTGTTGAGATGCGTCTAAAGTAGTTCCAAGACCATTAAGTCCGGTTGATAATACATCAGTAAGGGGTTTATTACCCTCTTTTAAGTCTGTCGCAACCTTACCTAAAGTATCTAATATGCCTTCACTTAAATCCCTATAATCTTTTGTTTTCCCAAATTTATCAGAAGTTTCACCAAGAACTGTCTTACTCACTCTTTGAGCACTAGCAATACCTTGTCTCACCTGTCTTGGACTTGTAACTCCTTGCTCAAAAGCCGTCCTTATCCCTTTAATATCTGCTAACATTGCTTGGTCAATAGTAAGTTGTGACCTAGCAATCTCTTCTAATGTTTTAGGACCTTCTTTTTGTTCTTTAATCAATTTATCCATTTCGGTTTGAGTAACCTCACTTAATTTTTTAGTATACTCGTTACCTTTGTCATCTGTAAGTTTAACTTCATAATCACCACCTTCACCCATTTTAGCAATATTTGCCAAATATTGTTTGTCTTCTTCTTTAACATTTAAACCAGCAATATTAACCGCAGATAATCTTTGGTCTAACTCCGCAGCCGCAAGACCCATTTTTGCCATTTCTTTTGCACTAACCCCTGTTTGTTTTTCCATTTCTCTTAATGTTAAAACTCCTTGAGGGTTAATTTTAAATGTTTTTGTTTGTTCGTCAAAATAAGTATATTGTTTTGCAACATCCGCTAAACTATCTTGTAATCCTGATGGGTCATTAATAGACATATTCATTAATTGGAATGGGTCTGCTAAATTACCTGCGGACACCCCTAATCTTTGAAAAGCTGACGCAACTTCAATTGCATTCTCAGGGTCAAGTACCTTATCCGCCAATTGAAACGTTTGACTCATATCAAATCTTAACATAGAGGCTTGTGCCGCCATTTTAGTTAATCCCTGAACACCTCCAGCAAATTGATAACGGTTCATTTGGTCCATATTCTTAGCAACATCCGCCATAACAGTCTTAGTGTTTCCACCAATACTTCGAATATAATTAACAGATTCTTCCAATTGTTTTGGAATTTGTTCAATACCAACACCTATATTTAAAAATGAATTACTTAAACTTTCTGCTGAACCGCCCACAACTTGTGTTGCCGCGTAAAGTTTCTCAACATCTTTAGTATTAGCAATAACATTACGGTTTGACGCCTCTGCAATCCCAATCATTGTAGTTTGAACATCTTTCATGTCTCCACCTAAACGGGCAACTCTTGGAGCGGCATCTGAAATTGACTTATACATTTCAGAAAGTCTTTCTTGTCCTTGCCCAAAGGTTTTATTAAGTTCGACTTGAGCATTATAAGTTTCCTCAATTGCGGTTGCTAACGTTTTAAAAGTTACTGTTGCTTCTTTAGCAAGTTTGTCTGAAAACGATAAATCCGGTGTAACACTAGGAGTTGAACTAGGGTTAGCATTAGGTAGTGTTGCCATAAATTAAAATAATATATTACTATAAATACAAAAGGACTGAGTTTTCAGTCCTTTGTGTTATCTTCAATCCATTTATCTAACAAATATTTTCTAACAAATAGTGGCATTGCTTGAAAATCTTGATAAGTTATGTTCATTAATTTGTTCAAATAGTAGAATTCATCTATCTGTCCTTTTCTATAATCAGAAGAAAGGACGAAAAAAGTCAACCCCAAATCCGACATTAACTGTCATCTTTTCTCCTGATGGGGTGATTACAACTCTACTTAAATCTAATCTTGGTTCATTATCATTCATAAATTTTCTTATGTATTTTGAATCCAAAATTGGCATTTGTTCGACAAACTTAGATATTTCTGATTTATCAGTACTTCCATTTACCTCTATAATTTCTTTTTGTAATCTCCAAGTAACTTTTGGTACTACTCTTCCCTTAGGATATGATTCTTCCAATTTACTTATTTCTAAAACTTCACCATAAGTTAATGGTCTTAATTTAACTGTAGCTTGTGATTTTGGTAAATTAGTAATAAAGGTACCATCTTCATTTGGTGTTTGACCATTAATCACATTCAGTTCATCTAAAGGGGCCGTTGATTGAAATGGTTTCCGAGTTATTGGGTCAACTAAATTTAAATTAATTTCAGGACCAAATCCTGTATTTCTCAAAAATATTAAAATTGCTTCAACATCTCCCTCCAACATGTCCTCAACCTTAAGGTCTGGTTCGTAGATTTTACTTCTTAATAGTGTTGTGGTCATATCATTTCCACCCGCCATTAAAATGTTTTCATCATTTGCCGTTAGATAACCTACCTTGATAGATTTCTTTTTATTTTTGTAAAACACTCCTCCCGATGGTAGTGGTACTACATCGTGTGGTAACGTAAAGTTTTGTTGTCCGTATTCTATTGCTTGATTTTCCATATAAAAAAATAACCGTAAAGTTTATGTCTTTACGGTTAAATATAATTAGTATTGATTTTTTATCAACACATATGTTTTTATTAATATTAAAAAATCAATAAACTAATACACAACGGTCCATACGAAGTGTTGCAGTAATATCCGCAAGAGCATCGGTATTGTATGCTAATGAACCAAAGTTTACTCCTGTTAAGAATGTACCATATAAAATCCATTTCTCAACAACAACTCCTGTTGGGTCTAACATTTCAAGGTCAATATCTTTTTTATAACCTGCGGCATAACCCATACGACCTGTAACAGATTCTGCGTGTAAACGAACCCATTCCATTAACGCTTGAGACGCTGATGGTCCGATTGGGTCTCTAAATTTAACAGAAATTTCATCCCAATTAAATCTACCCGCAACATAAGTTGAAGTGTTTAAAAATTGAATTTCAGTAGATGCAATTTTAATAGAAGGTCTTGAAGTACTTTCAACGAACCATTCGTTAATCCCTAAGCTTGATGGAAACCTTAGTATGAATCGATTCTGTCTTTTCGGTTCGTAAGGAATCGGCATTTTCATCAATAAATCAGCCATATTATTTTAAATTAGTTTTTCTTTGTTTATTATCATAAATATATCCTTTTAGGAAATATTTTTATTGACTTTCTGAATTTAATTATTTATCATTATAATCCAGACTAGTTTATTTAATTCTAGTTATTTTAACTAGTTTTTAATTAATTATTTAATACTAGTTCTTTATAACTAGTTAATATTCTTTTTTTATTCCTCCTGCTGTTGAATAAGTTTTAACAATATTATCAGGCTTATCTTTGAAGTGTTTTTTCATAACTTCCACATTCCGAATATCATCATCAGAAAATCCAATTGTTGGTTTTGATGGAATAAAATTATTACTTACATCTTTTTTCAGAAAAACCCTTTTATTTAAATTAGACGACAATTCTTTAATGTAATCTACAAATTTATCCATTGCACGAACTTTAGCTTCTTCAGGATTTAAAGCACCTTCAGGGTCATTATAAGACACTGGATGGAACTTACACATATCCAAATAAGTTTTAATTAATTCGTCATCAGCCATTTCATCATCACCGGAAATACTTCTATATTTTTTGAGATTCTTAATTAACTCATCTTTGTCAATCCCATTGAATCCTTCTATGATATAATTGTATACGGCTTGTTTTAAGGTGTTAGGATTGTGTCCACGAGCAGTTATGATGGAAAAGATAGAACCTTCGTTTATAGCCTCTCTAAAGTCGTCAAACGCCGGTCCAACTTTAGCTCTCATTGCATCAATTATAAATTTTTTATCTCCCGGTGTTTGGAAGTTTTTAAAAGGTTCGTCTCCATATCCTACAATAGTCTCTCCATTGTATTCAAGAGGTTCTTTACCTATTTGATGTCTATACTCAGCAAAATCATCAGTGCCCATCCCAATTTCGTCACCGTCCTCAGTTTTAACCATAATCTTGGTTGGCATATGAACAATATTATCATCCCAATCGAAAGCATAATATTTCATATCAGGAGTGCCCTGTTCACTAATCCCTTCTTTTAATGTATTTTTTTTCATAATCGGCTAAAAAGTGGGGACGAGTCCCCACTTATGGTTTTTATTAAATATTCTCGAACGAAGCTCCTGTTGGAGTAATGAAGAACTCAATATCTATGAACTCTAATGCTTTCGTCGGTTTCAAGTAAATTTTACCTGTTAAAGTATTTCTATCTAAATCTTCAGGTGAAGATGAAACAGTTACACGGAAATCATATAAACCTCGGTCTCTTCTAATTGAGTCTAATATTGGATTAACACTATCCAAGAATTGTTGTCTAACAATCTGGTCGTTTTGTTCAAACAATAACCTCACTGCCACCGCTGAAATTAACTTACGAGCTTGAAGTAATAATCTTCTTACATTCAATCTATTAAGTGCTGTATCAGCAATTTGTAATGTTTTATTACCCCAAATAACAGTACCTACATCAGAGAAAGTTGCGATAGGGTTAATTCTACCTTGGTAAAGTGTATCTCTATCTTCTTGAGTCAACTTAACTCTTGCCTTAATTGAGTTTACAAGACCTCTTGTGTAACCCGCAGATGCGAACCATGGGAACGCAATGTTATCTGTTAACGCTAAGTTTCTACAAACTTCACCTGTTGCAGGTAAATAAATTTGTGTGTTATTAACAGTATCTCTTGTTAAAATCCAAGGGTAGTAGGTTGCAGTATAGTTAGAGTCAATTCCTGTATTGTCTAAGTTATCAACTGCCTCTTGAGAATAAATTATGTCTTGAGGATTTGTTGAATCCGGAGTGTACATATTATAATCAGGTGTTGTTGTAATATAAACCGAGTCAGCTCTTTGGAATTGAATCATATCAATTGTTTCTTCAACAAGATTTGAGTTATTATTGTAGTCAATACTTGAAGTTGCAAACACGTTAATGTTTGTTGCCTCAGGATTACTAAATGTTAAAATACCAAGTAAGTAAGCGTAATAGTCAGTATTCGCAAAATCTTGAGTGTTGTTAGCAACTGTAATTCTTTTAAATAAACCACTACCGGTAGCGTTAGGGTATCTCGTAGAAGACGATGCTCCTGCCAAGAATCCTGATTGACCTAATTGGAATCTATCTTGATTTGTTCTAAACTCTCTATAGATATCCCATCCGTCAAATCCGCCAGCAAAACATAGAGTATATTTTCTTGAGTAAATGAAGTAGTAAGGATTTTCTTGAGTTTCAGGGTCCGCTCTAAATTCTGCAGTACCACATTCAAACGCTGTTTGACCACTTGTTAATGAACTATTGGTAATTGTAACAACTGTAGCACCTGAGTCCATGTGGAAACCTTTACTTACATAATTCCAAGTATCCCCTTCAATTGGTTGAGGTGCAACAACCCAAGCTTGTGGAGTTTGTCTACCTTTATAACTTAAGAATGACTCATCAATACCATATTGTGTTGAGAAACCTAAATAAGTTCTTCTAACAATATCTCCCGGAGACTCAACAAGGTTTGAACCACCTGTTGCCGCTCCAAATGGTGGATTAGCAATAGTTTCACCAGGGAAGAAATATTTTGTTTTGAATTTTGGAACCGGAGATGGGTTTAAAACTGTGTCATACTCTCGTTGTGTATACCCTTCAAATCCACAAGGAATTGCATCGATTGGTGCCTCATCAGCCATTTCAATCATTACATATTTTGAAAGTAATGCGTATTCTCCATTAGTTGTACCAAGTTTCTTAGCTACGAAGTTATTAGAGTTAGGGTCCATATTACAGTTAGTAAATTTCTCAATAACAACAGGATTAGAATCCGAATCAAAGAAATTTCTTACTAATACATCAAAGGTCATATTATTAAATGATAAATTCGCAATTGACACTTTAACTTCTAAATTCGCGGAATCTCCATCAGAGATTGAAACGAATTTAAATAATTTATAAACTTTATTACCTCTTAATTCTGAAACTAAGAATGGTGTACTTGGTGATTGATATTGTCCTACATTATATGCTATTGATGAAGGGTCTTCACTTCTAGCACCCGGTAATGCAACTAATTCAGGATTGATACCTCTAATATAACCTTGATTATAAGCGAAAGCTAATGAACCCGGATAAATTTCTTCAACAAATAAAGGAACTTCATTTCTTGATTTCCCAAAATTATCAACACCTAATACTTTATTAATGAATTTTGAAGACGATGCTGATAAGTTAGTCTCAAAAGTGAAATTATCGCCATCTTTAGTAACACCTGATAATCCAAATGATGCGTATGGGTTTTTGTCAATTTCAACATATTGGTCAGTAGATAATAATGTAACATCCGTTAATCCACTTACTTCATAAACAGGTCCGTGATTATCACTAGTTGAGGTATTAACATATAATGAAATACCTCTTGAACGAAGTGTTGCAACAACCATGTTGTTATATTCAGTATAAGCAGTTCCGGTAAAACTATAGTAATCTCCCGATATAGTTCCTGAAAAACTATCGGTTACTCCAGTTGTAATTGAATTAAACACATAGTCAAATGAATAACCTGAATAAGAGTTTTCTGTATAATTATCAAAATTCGCATAGAACCATGAATCATTTTGTCCAGCAGATAAATCATTATCCGCTAAGTCAAGATTATCAACACCATATGAATTTACAACAGTACCATATTGATTTACTAAAGTCCAATAATCACTTTCAGGTATTGAACCATAAGCAATTGCCGTTGTTGCGGACAATGTTGGGTTACCTACTAATGTTAATATAGTATTAGTTATGTCATCATCATATGTTGATGTACTTCCATCAGAAAGTCTATATTGATTAAAGAAATCTGCTTGAACTGCAGATGGGAATGCCCCACTAATAAAATTAACAGTTCCTGCGCTGATTGAACCAGTAAATGATACTGACCAAGCAGTAGCTCCGGTTGGGTTTTGATTAATAGTTGTTGGGTCAACATTTGCAGTAACTCTAATACTCCAAGATGGTCCTGCGTCATATCCTGATAAACCTAAGATTCTTGTAACAAACAATTGATTTGATTGTTGTAAGTAAGATTTGGCAATATATGCTGATTCATATTTAGGGATTTGTGTATTAACAAATTTGGTTGGTTCTGTTCCTCCAAAAAAGGCTTGGAATTCGTCATAGTTTGTTATAAATACCGGTTCGAAAGCAGGACCTTTTAAAGTCTCACCAACTAAACCTAAGGTAGTAACACCTACACTTTGTGCTACGAATGATAAGTCAGTTTCTGAAGTGTATACTCCCGGTGAAACGAAAACTTTTTGATTTGCTTGTGCTGTTGCCATTATTTAATTATTCTATTGTAGATTTATTTTATAGATAAATATTCAATAGAATATCAAAAAACTTTACTTTTGAATATCTATTTGTAAAGAGTA